CCCCGATGGGTCAAACGTCGACTGGGCGCCATGAATGCTGTTGATCTGCCATAGACCGCGATCGATCGATCCATCGCGGTTGGTGTTCTTCGCGTCGGTATTCCCACCCGACTCTGCCATAGCCACGGCCGCTGCAAGGTTCGCCGTAGCAGTAGACCCCCCCGCGCGAGTCCATAGGTTCATAATTGAGCCCTTGCCGAGCCCATCCCCCACGCCCGCCTTGCCGGAGTCAACGGCAACGTGGACGTGGTCGTAGTGGTCAGCCGCGACCTGGCCGGTGTACTTGAATGGCCGCCCGTTCTTGATCCCCATCCCACCGGGCGTGTAGATGAGTTCCGCCAGTCGTGGGCCGTAGCGGCTCTTGAGATCGCGGAAGAACCGCATCTTGTTCGCATCCGGCCCGCGGCCATCGCCCATATCGATAGCCTCGCCGGTTGAGTGGTACGACACGTTGCCGCTGGACGTGATCGACCCCGGACGAGAGCCAGAGGTAACACTGAGCCCATAACCAGCGCCGATGTTCGCGAATGGCTGCAGCGACGAACGTGCCCCCATCAGCGACTTGGAACCCTCGCTGGAAGCTGGTCGCTTGCCGGGGCCATCGCCACTGTCGGTGCCCAGCAGCCCGCCGAGGAGCTTCCCAATCTTCTCGCCGAACCGCTCCGGGGCACCAACAATACTGTCCTTCACGGCCTTGAGTAGATCGGGGCCGAACGCAGCGACTCCGGCGATAGCACCGATGATCAGACCTTTGCCGAATCGCTTGCCAACGGTCCGGCCCGCCTTACCCATCGCTCCCGCTTGCCCTGCCAGTCCCTCTGCCCCAGCGGCAGCAGCGCCAGCCTCCGCGCCCGCGATGGCCCCTTGCTTGGCGAACACCTTGACGAGAGAGCGCATGACCGCTCGCCCGGTCTTCAAGAGGTCCGTGAACCCGACCGCGGAGCTCGCGACGCGCATAACCTTGATCGCAGCCCCCAGCCCTGCGACGGCGCCAACGAGCTTTGTAACGTTCGGATGTTCCTTGGCAAATTCCGCGATGTTCTTTGTCGCGCGGCCAACCCACTTCACGATCGGCTCCGTCTCCTCCCAAATGCTCTTTAGGGTGTCCACGAAGTCGCCGCCGGCACCCTTCCCGGATCGCATCTCCCCAATGAACTTGTTTACTGCCTTTGTGACCTTCAACTTGGCCGGCAGCAACTTCTGGCCGATCTCAGCGGTCAGGTCCGCATACTGGGCCTTGAGGATGCGCGTCTGGTTCGCGTCGCCGTTCTTCGTCTTCGTGAAGTCACCCTGCGCCTTGGCAGTGTCCTTCAAGATCAGGCTGTAGCGAGCCTGTACCTTCTGGGCCTCCGTGAGAGTGACGTTGCTTCCCTTGCCGGCCTTCGACAAGCGCTCTTGCGCATTGATCATCGAGACTTGCGCTGTCTTCGCCTCGACGCTGTCCTTGCCGTAGCGCTGTACCGCGACGTTGTATCGCTGCTGAGCCACCTCGGCCGTGATGTGCGCGGCCTTCAGCTTGCCCACGTCGCCGGAGGCCTTGCCCAGCCCCAATGACGCGGCCTCAGCCTTGACCCGAGTCTCAGACAAAAAGGCGTTGAACTTGCGCATCGGCTCGGCCTCGCCGGCCAGACCAGAGCGCAAGGCTTCAAGAGCCTCTTCCGGGGACGCGTTATTGAACGATGCGAGGTCAGCCGCGAGGGTGACGAGCCGCCGACTCATCTTCGCGGACTGCTTCTCACCGATGTCGATCGCGTCGAACAACCCGCCGAACGTGCCGGCCGCCGCCAGCGCTTCGCGACGGCTGATGCCGATCGACGTAGCGGTTGTCTGAGCGTAGCGTTCGATGCCCTTCGCGTACTTGCCGAACAGCGCCTGATTCTTCGTCAGCGACTCGTTGATGTCCGAGGCGGCATCGACGAACCCCTTCGCCGCCAGCACGGCCCCGCCAACCCCAGCAGCGAAGCCGGTGGCCGCGGCGCGCATGCCGTGGAAGCCCTTGGACGTGACGCTCGTCGTGAGGCGCATCTGCTTGCCGAACTTGTCGGCCTCCTGCGACTGGCGGCGCCACATGCGAGTCGCCTTGTCGTCGTCCCCGGCGACGACGATGTTGAGGATGCGCGTGCGAGCCAAGCTAGTTCACCTCCTGCGCCTCACGAACCCTGCGGGCGTAATCAACTCTGATGTCCATCCACTCGCGCTCCCGCAGCCGCTCAAGGTCCCACGGCTGCAGTTCGTAGACGGCTGCTAGGTCCGCGAACCACTCGCGCCGGATGTCCGGCGCGTTGAGGACTTGGGCGATGAGGTAGGAGGGACCTCCACCGGGCTGGTGCCATTCTGCGAGGGGTTGCGGTACGCCTCACGCGGCTTGATCGCGAGCGCGTCGTCGATCGTCGCGTTAGGATTGGAGCGACGCATGAAGACCAGGATCGTGGCGGGCAACGCCTCGTTCTCGCCGATCTTCGTCTCGTCGTAGGGCCCGTCCAGCTCGTCGTCCCAGATGTCCTTGCGGATGATCCGGCGGATGTCCCGCTTCTCGCCGTACGTCAGGTCCTCGGCATCGAAGACCTCCCCATCGATGTAGAGCAGGTTGTCGCTGTCCTCGTCGAAGATGTGCGGGAACTGCTCGCGCATCTTCTGCGCCTGCTCCAGAGTGACCGTGAACGTTCGCAGGATCTCTTCAGCCATGTGTCTCCTATCGCCAGCCGTGGCGCGCGGCAACGGCCTCAAGGGCGTCACCGATCATGTCGACGATCTGGTCCGTGTTGTCATCAAGCGCCCTTGTCATCGACGGCTGGGCGCGAATCGTGAACGGTGTGCCCTTGGGCTGGATGGTGCCGCCGAACTCCAGCACCCCAGCGTACGGCACCCGGTTTCGGACATACGCCTGCTTCTGCGTAGCGCCCGCACGCCAGTCGGCCGCGAGCTTCCCGGTGATCCCGCGGGCCACGTACGGCATGCCTCGGCGCTTCACGAGCTGGGCGCCGGTCTTGAGGCCCTTCGTCAGTTCCTTGCGGGCCGCGGGCTCGATCGCTTTCAGGTCACGCTGGAGTTGCTTGTAGCCGTCGATGCGGATCGCGTCAGCCATCTACAGGGCAGCCGTCACGACATCCACGATGGTGATCACGACAGGCGGGTTCGTCCCGTCGTCGAGGATGCTGAAAGGCGCCTCGAAGCCGAGGATGTCCGGTCCGCCGACCTGGGGCGTCGTGCCCGTGAACTGTGCCGACGCGATCGTGATCGTCAGCGAGAACGGCGTCGCCGTCCCGGCGTTCGTTGCTCCGGTGAACGCGAAGCTGATCGGCACCTTCGTCCCGGCCGTGAACAGGCCGTACTGCACCATGTCGGAGAACTCGTAGCCGATGCTGCCCGAGCCTGGCGTGTAGTCGTTGAGGATCGGCTTGGCCTTCAGCGCCGACGATCGCAGACCATAGCGTTCGGATGCGCGCGGCAGACTCAGGTCAAGCCCCATCGACCGCACGAGCGAGCCGGTCGTCAGGTTCTGCACCACGCTGTTGACGGTCACGACGCACTGCTGAAAGTTGAACCCGTCCAGACCTGTCGGATACGAGGCGGTTGCCAAGGTCTGCCCGGTGTCCTCGTCCTGCGAGTCAAAGCCCGCGCTGAACTCCAGCCAGCCGTCGACCGCGCACGACAACGTGAACGCGTTGAGCATCGACCCGGGATACTCGAACGGGTTGATCGTCGCGTTCGTCGATGGCTTGCCGACCTGCACCGTGGCGCTCTTCGTCGGGTCCCCCGTCAGGTTGTGCGTCTGCGTGTACGCAGTCGTCGCGCCAACCTGCACGGGCGTGACGGTGTTGCCGTGCATCAGGTCGACGATCGCCCCGAAGTTCTTATTGGGCACCTCGCCCGCGATCGTCACGCCCGCGTCGCGAGTCGTCAGGACCCGCCGCGGCGCCGACTGGAAGAACCGGCCGGACCTGAGCATCCGCGACTCCAGGTACTTCTGGTTGCGAATACCGCCCTCGGACGTGAACTCGTAGAACTTGTCCGCGGCCACGCGCGTCCCGTAGGTGACCTCCTTCTTGAGGCCGATCTGCGAGCCTAGCCCGCTGGCGATGCCGGTCGTCATGCCTTGCCCTCCTCAGCGTTCGCGCCGGCCAAGTCCGGGTCGGCTTCGGTTGCGTCCGTCTTCGGCGCCGACTTCGTGGCGGTCGTCTTCTCCCACAGGTCCGTCTGGCAGATCAGTCCGTCCATCTGCTCGGCAGTGACCTCATAGGTGTGGTTCGGCTGGACGACGAGACGGAGATCGGGCACTTCCCGCTCGTCCTCGCCGCGGTACTTGACGAATGGCATGGGTGCTCTCCTCCGGGTTAGATTCTGGCTGCGCAGTCGATGCGCAGCACGGCGTGGCTCATCCAGCCGTCGTCGGTCGTGAAGCTGTTCTGATCCTCGATGCCACCGGGAATCACGCCAGACGGACGGTTCGTGTTGCCGTTCAGCACCCCGCTGAGCGTGACGTCCCCAACGATTGCGAGTTCGACGAGCGCTACGAGTTCCCACATGCGGTCCTCGCATGCCTGCTGGTCGTCGCCGTGCTGGAAGACCTCGACGAAGACGCGGACGGTGTAGGACTCGTCGAGGCGTTTGCGGCCGATCATCATCCACTCACGCTCGATGTCGACGGCGTTGTCGATGTAGACGCGTTCCAGTTGCGAGATACGGGCGTCCGGTGGCGGGAGGCCGCGCGCGAGGAGGACATCCGCGAGGCCGGGGACTGCTGACAGCGTAGTCAGCATCTGCGCCTTCGCGGCTGGGATCGTCGAGTAGGGCATTCAGGCGATGGCGTACGCGGCACGCGCGCCGTACTCGCGGATCACCGAGTTGCACTCAGGCACGTCGAACACAGCCTGCCGCACCCCGGCGGTGACGAGCATCTGCGTCGTGCCGTCCTCGGTCGTCATCGACGTTGCCCGATCGCTGACGGGCGAATCGACCGCCCACCGCTTCGCGAGCAGCAGACAGGCATGGCTGACGCGCGGCGGGGGGTACGGGTAGCCGTAGGTGCCGGTCACGACGACGCTGCTGCGCGGCCGCCCGACCATCCAGCCCGCCGACGGGCCCGACACCCAACCTCGGGCGCAGTACAACCGCCCGTCGTCGTACAGCCGGACCGTGGACGTATCGACCGCGTCCCCGTCGACCGTGACGCTGGTGATCGACAGGGGCCGCACAACCGGCAACAGCAGGTCGGTGCGCGCATCCCCGTCCAGGGTGCGCCGGAAGTACGTCGGGACGAACGGGACGCGCGCGGCCTCCTCGAGCGCCGTCTCCGCGAGGGTCCGTGCCGCAACGATCACATCGGCCGGGTAGCTGGTCGCGCTGTCAAACGGCTTCATCCGCCGGGCGTCCGCGATCGTGAACAGCACACCACCGCGAACCTCCATCTGGTCGGTGAAGGTCTGCGCCTGCGCCCCGAACGTCGCGGCCCACCGGACCGTCAGCAGGTCGAGCGTCGCGGTCATCGCAGGCGTCAGTGTGTACGTCACGACGCCGGTCCCGGCCTCCGTCGCAGCCTGCCCATCGACGATGACCGTCCCGTCGTCACGGGTGATCGTGACGGTCGCGCTATCCGGGCTCGGGTCGGTGGCAACGCCGTCGGCCTGGAAGGTCTGAGTCAAGATCGCCGACCGGCCCTGGAGTATGCGCTGCATTTATCCCCCCGTCTCAACGAATGTGACGCTCGAAACGGCTTCAAGCAACAGGAATTCGTAAGGTGCGCCACCATCAAGGTCCGCGTATGTGCCGACCACGTCGCCATACGTTCCGGCTGCGTAGGTGCCGGTCATCACTCAGACTCCGATCACGTGGTAGTCGAGCAGATAGGTCGTGCTAATCCATCGTGCCGTGATCGTCAGGCCGACCGGGGCACCGTCGAGCTGCTTCGTGCGGATCATGCGTTAGTTCTTGTGGACGCGAACGCTGAGGGTGCCCGAGGCCACGTCCTGAGTGGAGCCGGACAAGTTGACGAGGTAAACGCTGACTGTGTCGGCGGCGGTGACTTCGGCCGTCAGATGCACACCCGCCGGGAGGGCGGCACTGAGGCTCGCCAATGCAAAATCCCCCACCACCGCCCCGGTGACCGTGACCGTCTTCACGGCGCTGACAGCACCCGTGAGCGTGCTTGGCGGGTCCCATGTCGTCGAGTTCTTCAATGCGCTGATGCATGTCCAGCCTGTGTTCGTCGCGTCGCCCTGTGCCTTGGTGTACAGCGATGCCCCGGTGCTCAGAGTGCGGATGTACAGATCGCCGCGGGTACCGGTCACGGAGCCTTCAGGGGCTACTGAGCCGCGGCTGATCTTGCGGAAGTCCGCCAGCGTGCCGATGCAATACGCGCCAGCGCTGTCGATCCAAGCCTTCGTGTTCGTGTCGACGTCAAACGGTGCGGTCGGATCGACAGCGCCGCCCATTCCGGCGAAGCGATGGATCGGGATACCAGCCAGCCCCGAATAACCGAACGTAAACGGCGCCTCCTGATTGGCCTTGGCCGTCACGCCGAACCCGGCGTGCGCAGCCGCCCACAGGTCATTGAAGCCTACGATCGCTGGCGAGGCCGCCGATGGATCAACACTCAGCGTGGGCTGCGCGCCGTGCATCAGTGAGGTCCCACCGACACGATTCTCGCTGGCCGATGCGTCGTTCCATCGCTGAAGCCCGTTACGTGGGTTGAACCGGCCGCCAAGATTGCTGACCGTGAAGTTACCCGTGCCGCTGCCCTTCGGCTCGATGCGTAGCTGCGAGGTCGTGTTCGGCGGAATCTCGGCGTTCAGGCGAACGAGGACGCCGATCGCGTTGTTGACCGGTGCGCCCGCAACGCCCAACCAGATGTGCACGTCGAGCAGACCCATGTACGCCAGGATGTAGTTATCGGCAGGGCCGCCGAAGTCGATGCCCGTCCCGGCATCCGGCACGTTGATCCAGCAGTCCCGCAGCGTCGTGTACGCAAACGAGTTCTGCACCGCTGTCTGACCGCCCGCGCTCGCGGTTCGCTCAAACCTGACGCCGACCTTGTTGAACAGCGACCCGACACGCGAGAGGACGGTGCCCTCCGTCCAGAATGTCTCGGTGCGCATGAGAACACCGACGCCGTTTGAGTACTGGTCGGCGCCACTACGCGAGCCGATGACAATGTCCGACCACTTCGACCCGTAGCAGTCGACGATCTTCAGGCCAACGGCGCTGGCGCCGCTGTTCCCCAGAAGTGTGAAGCCGCCCCCGCCACCAGCCTTTGCGCCGTCGGGGCTTGCACCCTCGGTGTAGGTAAAGCAAACGTTATTGCCGGTGTGCTTGAGAACGGTCGCGCCGATCCCATCGCCTTCAATGCTGACCCCTGGCCCATGGACATGCCCACCGCTGGTCGCGACAATCCCTGCAGCTCCGCCGAGGTACACGATTCCTGCCGTACCTGCTGCGGTGATCGCCGCGTCGATCACCGTCTTATTATCGGTCACGCCGTTACGTACAAGCGCTGGGCGGATCACAATGATCCCATTGCTCTCTAGCGTCGTCAGTCGCGTCCGGTCCGCATCGAGCGCGGCCTGCTGTGCCACGGAGACGGGCTTCGCGGTGTCCGGCGTGTTGTCCACAGACCCAAGACCCATTGCCGTACGCCCCGCAGCCGCATCGGCTAGGGCGAGTAGCGCTCGGCCGAACACCGTGGTCGTCAACGCCGCGATCGCCGTCAAATCAGAATCAACGGGCTGCGATGCAGCCTGTGCGCTCGCGGCAGCACCAGCAGCGTCGAAGGCGCCTATCGCCTGGGTGGCGGCCGTACCTAGCCCAAGGGATGCCCGACCAGCAGTGGCGTCCGCGAGCGTCAGCAACGCTCGTCCATACGCCGTTGTGGTGAGGGCCGCTATTGCCGTCAGGTCAGCGTCGAGCGGCTGAAGATCAGCGATTGCGACGTCATGCGCGTTGACGGCGTTGGCCAGTGCGTTGTGATGTGCCGCATGATCCCCACTAGTCGGGGTGGCGTCCACCTTGTCGGCGGCAATCGTCATCAATCACACTCCTCGCAGCGCCCAACGATACGGCCATGCTCGCAACGCGGGAGCTTCGGGCGCCCCCCCTTCTTCGGGACCGCCTTCTCCATGGGCGCCGGGACCGCCGTCTCATGCCCAACGGGCGCAATGGTCTCGTCGCAGACACCCATCCGCTCCAGATCAGCGGTCATCGCCGCCGCAAGCGCATGGTCGCCCGTGGCGTGCGCCTGAGCGCGCACGCCACGGAGCATCGCGACCTTGCCCTGCCTCACGACAGGAACACCAGCGGCGCGACGGCCTTCGCCGACGGGGATGCAATCGTCGCCGGAGCGGTCGCCGTCAAGCCTGACCCGTGCGTCGCCGCGAGAAACAGCGGTCCCGCCGCGTACCACTGGTAGCCGACCGCTGTCGGCGTCGCAACGCTTGCGGCCGTCGGGACCGTCGTCGCGGTGACGACAATCGACGCGTACACGAAGCCCCCGGGCGCGTTCGTCGGGGTGATCGCGACCGTCGAAGCGAGCGTGTAGTCGAACCGCGCGGACGCCGCGACCGCCGCGGCGCCCGTGTTGTCGGTGCTCTGCGCCAGCAGCGCCGGGGTCGCGATCCCCGAGTACAGCGCGGCGAACGTGTGCGTGCCCGTCGCCTCCGCTGTCGCACCAGCGAGGATCGACACCTTCGTGATGACATCGCCCCACTCGACCGGGACAGCGACGGCGCAACCCACGCCCGTCGCGGCGAGCGCGCCATCCGTGACGTTGCCGAGCCCGAACCACTCCATGTTCGACCGGACGGCGATGTTGCCCTGCGCGGTGTTCGGCGTCTTCCCGGTCAGCTTCGCGAAGCTGTAGTTGACGGGGTAGCCACCAGAGACCAGGTCTCCTGACATTTGCGTGCTCCTTCTCGGTTGTGGCGGCTAGAACGCCATGGCAGTGTCGATCGCGCCAACCGGGGCGGGAAGCCCGGCGCCCTGCGCGATCACGATGGACGACCCGTAGCGGACGATCAGCGCCACGTAGTTGTAGACCTGGAACCTGATCTGCAATGTCCCGGACAGCACCTCGGGCAGCACCCGGGTTCGCAGGGCACCCTCGAACAGCCAGATGTCGTCCCACTTCGCGGCGATCACCTGATCGAACGCGCCGTCCGTGATGTTCGCCGTCGGGACGGTCGCGGTCGCAGTCGTCGTCGTCGGCACGTTCGCCGACGCGTAGTAACTGAACGGCCCGAGCTTCGAGCGGCCCATCAGACCCTCGGCCGGAGTTCCGGCGTGCTGAGCCTCCTGATCCCACACGCCGAACCCGGTATCGCCGACGAGCGGCTTGCCGGACGTGCCCGACGCTCCGTCAAGAGCCGTCGCGTACCAGAACCAGCGGCGCGGAGCCATCAGGAAGTCGACGTTCTCCAGGCTGAATCGTGTCGTCGCGAGACGCGACAGCATCGCTCCCTGCGTCTGGAAGAACCCGACGCCCGTCGCACCCGCAGCGGCGCTCGTGAGGGTCGTGGCGCCCCAATTCGCGGCAGGCCAGATGCCCTTGATCTTGTTCGCGGCGTCGCCGCCACCGAACGTCACGTCACGGTCGACGAGGCGGTTGTAGTCCGCCATCAGGTCTTCCATGATCACGCGGTCCATGATGCCGCCCGGCGACTGCTCAAGCAGTTGGATCGCGACGTCCTCCTGGCCGGCGATCGTCTTCACGTTCGCCGAGATGCTGGTGTCCGTCAGATCCTGCGACACGACGGCGGCGTTGTCGGCCTGCGGCCCGACGAGCGCACCGGTCGCGAGCTTCGGGATGTTGATCTGGTTGGTGCCCTCGGGCAGCGGGACCTGCCGCACGAGGTTCGACGCGACGCGGCCCGCGCGCAGCAGCGGGATGTACTCGTCGATCAGCCACAGCGGCGGGATCGCGAAGCCACCCTGCCCGTCCGTGGTGTTCGGGTTCACGCGACGCTCGAACGCTGACGGGGCGAGCCCGCGCTGCTCGATGTTGGGCATCGACCCGGTGAAGTCGCGCTCCGCACGGTCCAAGCCCTCCGCTGCGCGCCGCTCGCGCTCGGCCTCGCGCTTGGGGAACTCCAGCGCGATCTCAGCGGCGTGCCGGCGCAGCCGCTCGTCGGCCTTCGCCGTGTCGCCGATCTCGACGCCGCGGACCATCACGGTCGCGAGGTCGCGGAAGTACGACGCCTCGTGCTGGTTGTCCCTGCGGTACGTCAGCGCCTCGTGCGTAACACGCGTGTCACCGCCGGCAGCGCGCGCAGCGGCCTGACGGCGCGCCTCGATGACTTCCTGCTCGGCGATCCGCTTGTCGAGCGTACGGATCTCGGCTTCGCTGACACGGAACTCCTGATCGAACGCCTCTTCGGCGGCGGCGAACGCGCCGCGCTGCTCGTCGGTCGGCTTGTCGTCCGCGGACTGCGCGCGCGTCTCGAACGCTTCGCGCGCCTCGGTGCGCTTGTCGACGAGCGTCGCGAGCGCGTTGACACGCTCGTCGCGGGCTCGCTGCAGCTTCTGGAGCAGCGTCAACTGCTCGACTGTCTCTTCGGGCATGGGTTTCCCTTCGGGAGTAGGAGCGACCTCCCGGGTACGGGTCCGACCGGGCGAGCCGGGACGGCAGGCGTTCGGGGCCTGTCACCGCGACCGTCGGCGGGAGCCAACGCGGGGCACTACAAGATCAATAGCCGGACTGGACAGCCATGCCGGTCCCTTGGACGGACGCGATGCCCGTGGGGTACCGGGCGACCAGGGCGGCGACATAGGCGCGCAGTTGGAGCCGGACACCGAGCGTGCCGGACTGCGACTCGAAGTCCACCAGCGTCCGCGGAGCGGACTCCAACAGCAGCATGTCCGACGGGCGGCACAACACGATCGCGTCCTGCGTCCCCGCCCCGAGCGTCGCCGGGACCGCGTCATCGCGGTAGACGGGATACGTGCCAATCGCGGCACCCTGCGTCGGGCGCTGATCGTCGAACAGAAACGGGACCGTCGGCGTCGGCATGTGACCGGGCGGCGACAGCGGCATCCCGGCGGTGTCCTGCGCAAACAGAATCCACGCCTCGCGTGCCGTCCGCATCAGCCACACCTCCGGCGGCAGCAGCCGCGCGTCGCCGAGTTGCGCGACGGCCTGCCCGAGGAACGGGTAGAGTTCAGGCGCGGTCGGTGACGCGTCGGTGTACGTGATGAGCGTCGCGAGGCCCGATCCGAACACCCCGGTCGGGACGTTCAACACGCCGAGTAGTTGGCCGCTCATGCCGGACCCGTTGATCAACTGGCGTTCCAGGTGCCCGTCGTACGACGCGGCGAGATCCTTGAAGATGACGTGATCGAGGTAGCCGCCCGGAGGCGACTGCTCAAGCAGTTGCAGCGCCATGTCGGACTGTCCCGCGACCGTGACGACAGGGGACGTGACCGCCGCATCTGTGACATCGCGGCTCGTGGGAGCAGCGTTGTCGACGACGATCGCGGCTTGGGTGCCTGTCGTCAACCGCGGGATGTTGACCTCGCCGATGCCCTGCGGCAGTGGGAAGGACGGCATCAGCGCCGCAAGGACACGACCCGGGCGCGGGACCGTCGCAATGGCATCCATCAGCCACAACGGCGGCGACGCGTACCCGCCCTGCCCGTCCAGCCGCGACGGGTTGACACGCAGGTCGAACTTCATCCGGTCGGCGGTCTGCCACGCCCGACGCTCCTGCTCGGCGCTGACGGTGCGCATCTCCGCGGCGTGAGCCTTCAGGCGCTGCGCACCACGGCTCTCGCTGTCCGGTTGCGCAGCCTGCCGGACGATGTCCTGAAAGTACGAGTAGTCCGCGTCGCTGCGGTACGTCAGCGGCTCCTGGGTGATCTCGACCCGGCCGTTCGTCGCAGTCTCGGTCATCGCCCGGTCCTCCTGAGCATCGCCAGGCGCTGCTGCGCCCGCGTCGTGTAGTCCGGCAGCACCAGCAGCCTCGCCGAATCCGTCGCGTCCGGCTCGGACTCAGCGGACTCCGGGTCGTCGGGGTTCGGGACACCCATCAGCTCGGCCAGCAGCGGCTGCGCCTCATCCAGCGAATCGTCGGCGACGGACACGAGGTTCAGGACGTTCGTCAGCGTCTCCATCGTCGCCGACGACAGTGCCTTGCCTGCGCGGTCCTCAACCGTCAGCAGCGTGTGGTCGCGCCACTCCCGCAACGCCGCGAGCAGCACGTCCGGGCCCGCGTGACTCAGCGCGGCAAGCGCGTCCCGGGAACGGATGCTCGCGAACGTCGCCGGGTTCGCGCCCTGGTTGACGACCGACACGTCGCCGCGATGCAGGCTGTACGTCTTGATCGTCCGCTGGCTGTAATCATCAGACCACTCCTGATCGGTCACCTGGAACGCGAAGCTCATCGCATCCAGGTCGCGGCGCGCCATTTTGCGCTGCAGCCGCTGCGCGTCGGGGTCCTGCTTGTCGAGATCGGCGTCCACGAACAGCCCGGTCTTCCCCGGCATGTCCGGCACCGCGCGCTCCTCAAGCCGCAGTGTGCCCGGTAGCGTCCTCGCGAGCGGCAGATCGGTGTGGTTGATCAGCAGTTGCACGTCCGGCGACTCGCCGAGCGTCCTGCGGCCCGCGCCGGACCGGACCGTCTCGACGTAGAAACCCATGTCGTACGGCGTGTCGTACACGCACGCGAAGCCGGTCAGGTTCCAGGTGTCCGCGTCGATCTCGCGCAACTCCATCGCGTGCGCCGGGAACGTGCGGCGCTCCAAGCCCTTGAGGTTCGCGACCTTCGCGCGCCGCCACTCCACCAGCGGGCGCGCGGCGGTCTGCTCCCGTTCGCCCGTGACGAGCGGCACGTACTCGGTGACCGGGCGCACCAGCGTCGGCTCACCGATCGTGACCGCTCCACCGTCCGCGATCGTGTACGGCGCCGAGAACAGGTCGCCGCCCTTGCAGTAGATGACCTCCGTGTCCGTCATGTCTTGCACCCAGACGTAGTACCAGCCGTCGTCGTCGTCCTCGCCGAGTGCCTTCTCGAGCGCGACGAACTTGTCGCCCCACGTCTCGCGCTGCTCATCACCGGACCAGACCGCTCGCTCGTCTCTCAGGGTGCCGTCCTCACGCCAGTTGTCGGGAATCCACCCGCGCTTGTCCAGTACGGCGGCGCGCTCGGTGAGTGCGCGCCGCAGATCGTTCAGGCCCCCGCCGCGCGCAGCATGCGAGATCGCGGCGCGCAGATCACGGACGGGCATCGCGCCGACATCCGCAGGGGCGGGTAGACACACAGTCGTTTCAGGCATTCGCGGGACTACCCCCATTCTTCGACGGTTCCGGCATCTGCACGGGCTCCTTTGAAGCCTCAACGGCTTGGACCAGCGTCTGGGAGTTGATCGGCACCATGAACGTCTGGCCCAACCCGTCCGGCAACGGCGGCATGTCCTCACTGGACCGCACGTCGTCCTGGCACAACCAGCCCGACGCAAGCCCCAGCGCATACGCCTGATAGCGCTGCAGCACGTTGCCGCGCAACCGGCGCTTGACGTTGAAGCGGTTCACGCGCCCATCCTGCGGGCCGACCGTCGTCAGCGCCTCCTCCAAGCGCCCCAGGTAGCCCATGAGCGTGTTCGTCACGAACCCCTGCTCCTGCTCGGCGATGCCCGTCCCCCACGATGTCGTCTTGTCGACGAGGCCGATCATGTGCGGCGGCACCCGGAAGATCATCCCCGAAATCTCGCCTTGGCTGAACTGGCGGCTCTCAAGGAACTGCGAGTCATCGTTCGTGATCGTGATCGGCCGGAACGTCGCGCCGCCCGTCAGCACCGCCGTGGACCGCGCCTTCGGACCGGTGTGCGCGTCCTTCCACGCCACCGCCAACCGCCGCGACTCCAAGTCGTCGAGCTCGCCCTCAATCTCGATGACACCGGCCGGGACCGCACTGTTCTCGAAGTACGCGCCACCGTACAAGTCCTGGGCGCGAGCAAGGCCGAGCGTAACCCGCAGTTGCTCGATCGGGTTCAGGCCGACAAGCGCACCAGCGACCGACAGATTGCGGATATGAAAGACATCATCCAATGGGATGAAATGCCCCCAGAAGCGGTACTCCGGACGGCCTGCGTCCGGACCGGTCCTGATCCTCCGGACTGTGACGTAAGACGGATGCACCGGCCGGATCTGCGTCGGGTACAGCATGTCGTCGCGCTCGACGATGTGCCCGAAGAAGTTGCCGCGCAACGCCATGCTCATCACGTACTGCACGATCCAGTCGATGCGGCTGATCAGCGAATACGGGCGCGTGATCAGTGGCCCGGGCGGCAGCGGCCTGCTGCCCGGAAGGTCAGACGTGAACGTCTCGATCGGGAGCGTCGCACACGCATCAGCGATGACCGACACGGACCCGTAGACCGCGGCGAGCTGCAGCGCCGTGTACTCGTTGACGGGCTGGCCCGCCTCGATGAACCCACCGAGCAGACCCGGCGGCGGCGGATCGGAGGACCCCCACTCCCCGGCCTGACGGCGCTCTGTGAGTTGTGCGACGGCGCGCTGGAACAGCACCGGCTATGCGCCGACGCGCTGGCGGGCCACGTCACGCAATTCGACCTTGCGGCGCTGACGCTGAGCACGGACTGCGGTGACACGTTCGCGAAGCCTCGGGCGCGGCATTTTGGCGCCCTCCATCGCGAAGCCCATGAACAGCAGGCACGGCGACGCGACGAACAGTGCCTCAGCCGGACCCCACGTCAACAGGGCACCGACGACGGCGCAGGCGAACCCGGCGACCTCTAGGGCAGTCGATATCACAGGCACCACCCCTCTCTAGTCGTCGAGTGCGTCGGCTAGGCTCACGACCCGCACCCTCGAGCGGCGCGGGATCGTCTGCAGCCCCCAGTGCGCGAGCGTGCAAGCCACCAGCGGGGAGATGTTCGACCGGCTCGTCCTGCGCGCCCACGCCCACGCATCCCCCAGCGGCCGGGTCGCGGCCCCGCGCAACGCCTGCGTGACCTCCATCGCGCCGCGGTGCCGGGCCGTGCGATCGACGACTGCGTCCTGCATACCGCCGCACGCCTTCGCCTCGTCCTGCGCCATCGCTGGCTTCAACTCCACCCGCAGGCACTTCAAGCGAGCCTCAAGGTCACCCTCAGCCTCATCCACGTCCGCCGCGATGCTCGCCGCCGGCCCCGCGTTGGAGAACACGACCGCCGCCGTGTCATGCCGGCCCACAAGCTCAAGCAGCCGATCGATGATCCAGCCCGTCCCCTCCCGCAACTCCACGACCTCAAGATGCGCGAGGCCATCATCGCGCCGTCCGGCAACCGCGATACAGCCGTACCGGCGGTCCGGTGTCACGTCGAATGCGAACACGACCGGGTCGACCGGTGCCGACTCGGCATCCAGACAGGCCGTCCACTGCGCGACCGTGATTTTCTGGCCCGCCGTCCCGTCCGCCAACGGCCAATCACCGATCCCGAGGCGCTCGACCGCGAAGCCGCGCGCACCCATCTCGACCGTGCGCTCATGCTCCACCCACTCATGCGAGATACGGATGCCGAGCCCCGGATTGCCCATCGCCCAGACAGCCGGGTCCGACGCGACCTCTGGCGGCACCGCATCCGGATCATCGCCGGGCGCCGACCACTCGAAGTACGCCACGCCATCCTTGCCCGCGATCCCCGATTCCCGGACCTGCGCGAATGGCACGCCGTCCATCGTCGGGTCCTGCTGATCGACCGCCGAACCGACATACCACGTCTGGATGTTGCCATGCATCGACCGGGCCGCCATCGTCGGCGCCAGCGACGACCGATCCTGCTCAGACAGGTACATCGCCTCGTTGTAGATCTGCACGTCGCCCGTCAACCCGCGCCCACCGCCGCCCTGCCGCGTCGCGAAGAAGATCACCTGGCCGCCGCGAAGCTCGATCGCCTCGCTGCCCTTCCCCCGCGGCGCGCTCATCACCCGCCGCTCGAACTCCGGGACACCCTCGATCAGCCGCAACAGCCGCCGGAAATGGCTCGTCGCGGTCTTCTGCTGATGCGCCGTATGGTTGATCAGGCGCTCCCCCAGCAGAAAGAGGCCGACGAGCTCGCGGGCCTCCAAGATCGAATCCTTGCCGTTCTGGCGCGCGACCGTCAACCCGACCGTCTGCGCCGCCCACTTGCCATCCGCGCGCTCTCCCAGCGACGACGCCAGCACGAACTGCTGCCACTCGTCAAGCTCGAGCCCCGCGAGACGCGCAAGCTCGATCGCCTCGACGCCCGCCGACGTGACGTGCTCAGGAACGTGGCAGATCCGCGGGCGCTGCGATCCCCGCGGCAGCACGACGCTGGGCACGTCGATCAGCAATCTCGTCAACGTCATCCGCCTTCCGTTTCGGTGGCGCCAACGCCCGCAACGCCGCCAACGCCTCCATCAGCGACTTCGCGCACATCGACTTCGACGTCGCCGAGTTGTACGGGTCCTGCAACTCGTACGCCAACTGCACCGCCGTCGCCGCCAACGCAGACCCACGGACCCGCTCGGGCATCTCCGCAAGGTCACGCTCGATCGCGTCGACCACGCTGGTCCTGCCGTTCGCGGCCGGCGGACCGTCGAACAGCTCCTCGGCCAACGCGACCGGCAACTCAACCAGCGCCCGCGAAGCAAACGGGCCGAACACGCTCAGCACCCGGCCACCACAATCGAACACGTCACCGGACACGCTAGAGCGGCACGTCCACGCCGACCGTCTCGCTCGCACCGAGCACCGCGCCTAGGTCCATATCGGCCGGGAACTGCGCAACGTACGAAGTGCCGTCACCCCTAATGGCGATGATCTCGCGCCGGGGCGCATCACCCTCACCGCACTCGTCAATCAGCACTGCGTCGAATCGGTAGCCATTCGCCACGCCCTACCACCTCCGTGATGAAGTTCGCTGTGCCCGTCCCGCAGTCGCCCGGTTGCAGGCCCGGTGCTCCGGCCCGCGATACACCGACCGGTCAGCATCGTCATGGCCCAAATCCCACGGCGCACCCGGCGCGATCGGCAACCCACACCGCCAACACACCGCAGCCCCCGCCGCCACCAGCCGCGCCACACGCTTGCGCAACCGCTTGTGCTCCGGCCCATAGCCCCGCTCAGCGGCCGATAACCTCGGCCGGCGGCGCTGACGGCCCGCCTCACGCTGACGACGCGTAAGCGGACCGCACGCCGAGCAATACGAATGCCTAGGGGAAGGCGTCGCAGCCCCACAGCGCACGCAGGAGGCCTCCATGCGGCCCGATCTACGCCGAGGGGGGGGGACGAAGAC